CTTCTGCTATCCCGTTGGCCGGGTGGGTCAACTTTTCAGATGACTCCACCCTTTAATCACCGCCAGCGCTTTTGCAATTTATTGCATCGGCGCTTGGTATATACACTGACTGAAAACGGCCTGCCCGAAGGTAAGCCGACCAGGATTTCCCTGGTGGATGTGTAACGGGACAGCTCGTAATTAGAGCAAGCCTCAGCGAAAAATCGCAGGAGCATACTCCAACCATCGAGACTGTCCTTCATATAGTGAACTGTTACAGGAATATCACACCAAACGTGCCATTCAGACTTTTGAAGGTCTTTATTGGTACGTCGACGTGGTTTCACGTATTGTTCAGGTACTTCTTTCAAGGCGGGAGCGGTTAATCCGACTTCTTGCCTAGAGGGTATACAGCCATAAAGGCTGAACAACCTCTCTACGATTAATTCGTAGGTGTGGAAGTACTTCCTATCCCAGAAGGAATTAGCATAGCTAATCCAACTGACGTAAGATTCAGGGCAGCGGAGTGATGACCAAACCGTTCGAATTCGAACTGGTGTAACTGGTACGCCCTTAAAGGCGTCCATGCCACAGGATTCTCTAAAGAATCCTTTAGTACACGACTTGTCTCGGTTAATCTTTAAACCGAAGTATTCAAGTATGTTCATTGCGTGCGCGGCGTAAGCCGTGGGTACAATGACGTCATCCCCATATACATAGATAGAGCTTATTACATCTCTATCCGCGTTGAGTACCTTGAAACCAGCGTACAAGAGACTCCATACAGTAAGCGCCAATACGGGAAAGCATAAAGCCGACCCCATTGGTGCGTATTTGTGGAGTAATAACTCTTGGCCGTCTGGCAGCCTCGTTCCTAAGCTTCTACACGCTACCAGACCTGTAAGAACGGGTTCTGGGAATAGTAGACGAACTAAACCAAGAGAAACACGATCTGAAGCCTCATTAAGGTCTAAGGTCGCGTACTTACCAGCAAAGCTACCCGCTAGGGCAGCATTTCTGTTGGGTTCCTGGTTTGTGAATCGGACAGCATCCCGTGTTAAAGGATGGTGTTCGATATGACGGACGATGGCTCGAGATAATCCTTGCTGTATCCACTGGAAATCCAGTGGTTCACAAGAGATTAATCTAGGCCCGCGCGAATCCTTCGGGACAAGGACAACCTTGGCCAGGGATTCGCCATCAGGCAAAGACATAAGTCTTTGTTGATGATCACAGATATGTCCAGCAGACGCGTAAAAATACTCGTCTAAAGGATAAACCTGTGTTATTCGTCGAGAAACATTTGTCCATTCGTACTTCCCTTCGAGCTTTTCTTTAGTAGAAACTGCTCCGGGACCGTGCGACGGCCAGATGGCTCGATGATCAAACGAGGAGAATACTCGAAAGAGTGCTCTCCTTGCGATACGGACAAGCTTTGCTTCATAAACAGGTAGTCCCATATTTTCGAGGGACTTCTGGATATTAGGTAAGCTGCCATGAGTAACAAAAGCACTCGCATTAATGGAGTGCTGTTGCGCCAGATGCACTGCAAGCATGTCACAGGCATCAGAGTAGGGCTTAACTTCGTCCTCGGTTTTGATAAACCTTTGGATGACTTTGAGTTCGAGCTTAGTCTCACAGGGGGTCTCCAGTTTGTAAAACACAAATAGGAGAGTCCTAAGTGATTCTACGCATTTGACATTAGCATCATGAAGGGGTGCACCGTCGGAAGACAGAACCGTTCGAAACAGACTACCGAATAAAATCGGTATCTGACTGTTCGCCATGGGCCGAAAGCCTATACGACCAGCGTCGACGTGTTCTGTCCCAGCAAGAGCTTTATCAAGGCTCTTACCAAGACGAGGCAAAGTTTTCGTGAGAAAACTCAACCCTTCATAACTGATTCTTGAACTGATCTTTTTAAGATCTTTCTTGAGTTCAGCTGTAGTGTATACAGTACTATGCAACGTTTGCACGTCGCGTAGCATGGTGGTGAATACTTCACTGTATTCTAGGCTCTTAGTACTTACCATAATAAGGTATAGTATCCTAGAGCATGACACTCTGCTACACGATACAAAGAACAGATAAAGGCCCCAACTTGATAAGAAGTGTAAGCAATGTTTCTAAGTTTAGCTTACTTAAATCGTCGTATTGAACACTCGACGAACTTCACAATTAAGAAGGGGTTGTATCTGCAAGAACGGAAGGTATAAACCTTCCTAACGAGTGGTACTACAAAGTACCATTAATTAATGTCGCGGCACCGTTGCCCGTACCGTCGTAAAGAATAGTAGTCGACGCGCCTAAAGAGGCAGCGAAAGACATCAATTCTGCAGCGACGTTATTGGCTTCAGTGAACGCAGTCATATTACCGACAGGAATGTCGGCAACTGCGTAGAACGAAACAACTACGGGTTTGGTCGTGTCGACCTGGCCTGCGATTGTTTTATCGAACCGTATTAGCGATCGCCTTCGGAGGTCCACCCCCGCCCCTGATTCAGTGTGTTTAACACTGAGTCTATGAGGCGCAGATGGAGTTTCTCCAACGGCGGCGAATGTGGTTACACGTTCTCCTTGACTTATCCGGGTGAATTCAACTTCAGTACCGGCGGCGTTCTTGACTTCGTTTGTAACGAGTGTATTACTTAACATGCAGTAAGTCTATTTTGAGAGACTAATCTCTCGCTCATAGATGAGCTGTGTATTATACTAATGCATCCGGGATAAACCCAGTGCACTCGCTAGGGTGAACTCTTTAAGTGAGAACCCTGACGATGTTATTGTTGAAAGTCCAACATTATAAAGATCGCGTCTATACGCGGACTCAAAATGTTTGGACGCACGTACCATTGGCTTAGGAAGTGTGGCCACACCTAAATTAGTTTCAACACTAATCTCGGTTGACCGCTTAACTTCTATAGACCATAGGTACCTATGTATGACGGTTACAGGTTCCAAGTTCCGTACCTTGAACTGATCGAGCCATCGGCCTATGCCGATGACCCAGTCAACTACAAAGGACCACGGAATGGCGTTCCAAATGATCGAAGGGTTAAGATTAACCCCAAGAGCATCAGCAAGACCAAGTATCGTAGCATTTTCACGCTGAAATTGCGTGAGATAGTACGAATACTGAATCTCGCCATGGAATCGGGCCTTATCACAAGTTACCTTGCGATAAGCTTTAAACGTCCCGTTCAAACTATTAACTTGATATACTCCGTCGACAGAAATCGATGGAGAAATATAAGTATATATATTTGGATTGGGTGTCAAAGCTACGTTAGGATAGCTAGACTCTAACCCGCGGTAATAATGGCGAGTTAGTCGTTTGCCCTCAAGATCAAGCAAGTTTTTAACTTGTTTGCTTGTGTTAATCAGAGCTCTCCGGAAACCGGAGATATCTGATAAGAGCGGCATGATGTTAAACTCCTTTTGGAGGTAAGCATCAGCCGATCCGCCTAGGATCTTACGCAATGTCGTTGATCTCTTGATCATAGACTTTAAGCGTATTATCGTAGCAGGCAGCTTCTTAAAGTCCTTTAACTCTATTATAGAGTTGACAAGACTAAGCTGCGGCTTAATCCCGGGTAGCATAGCCTTAAGGCTATCAGACACGAGACTGTTCAGTGCCGGAGGGGGAGAAACTATTTCCCCCGCTGTAGCACTTAGCAATAAGGGTAAACCAAGAAAAGGTCTACTCCTCGATCCGAACGCGCTAGACTTACACAGCGCCCAGCCAGGAACGATGTTTATACGATCGTAGGCTGAGGCGTTTGCGAGGTACATCCAAGTACCGTTAATCGCAGGCTCTAGACTGTACCAATTCGAACATTTATAATGCTCAAACTTGTTCCAGCTAGATCTAGTGTTCTTCAGAACCAGATCCGACGCATATTCTTCTAAACCCACATTTGTATATGGGCCAAAAGAGAAAGGGCGAGGATCCGGCCACATCTCGTATTTACCCGTTATCGGGTTCCATACTTGACGTAGCCTAGGGTTATAACTGCCACTAATTGTGGAACTGTAAGTTCCAAAGCTAGAGCAGTCATTTCTTGGTGAAGAAACAACAGATAAGCGCGTTCTCATACATATACTCTCATTTGAGAGTAGCAGCATCTATAAACATATGCCAAACAAAACAAGCAACAAAGCAATAGTCCTAACCATATTCAAAAAAGACGGAAAACCCTCATTTGTGAGGATCATCTGTCCCAATGGTATGGCTTATTTTGGGCTAATACTCGTCGCTCGACCCCTTCGAAGAAGAGGGTTGAGTTTCAATCATAGTCTGTAAACACTACGGGAACCCCTTGCGGGGTT